CCCAAAACAAGCCTAAGTCGCAAAGACCTGTAGGAGTAATAGCATATTTACGCGTTGGTAACTTAATTCTTCTCGAATTAAACCTTCTTTGCATAAAAGAAGCGTTTTTATCCTCTACACTAAAGTGCTCGCGTAAGTTTTCGTAAATATTTCTATCGTCACACTTAATAATTAGCTTACGATTTGTTTTAGTATAATCAAAAGTAATCATAACTGCTCTAACTTTTGTATCTCTATAATATTTTTTATGTCATATCCCATTCCTGACATAATCTTTTCTACTTTTTCAAGATACTCAACTATAAACTCGTATTCTTTTATAGAATCTGTTATGTTTGTTAGTTCATCAGTAGCTTCTGCAGCTATTTCTGCTGTTTGTTGTGTTAATTTAACAGGAGCTTCAGCTATAATCTTTGTTACAAGAGTTTTTTTAAGGTTTTTTTTCTTTTTATGTAAGGATTGTAGGGTTATTTTTGCATCAATTAGTCTTGCTGCCCAAAAATGCTTACGTGATGGTAACTTTAATTGTATATCTTTTATATTGAAATCAGTAATTAGTAAATCAGTACCGATTTCTTCTTTATATCTTTTTAGCAATTCCACAGAATTATTATAAATACTTATTGAAGTGAAATCAACTGTAACATTTAAACAATATTTTTATGAAAATATGACTGTAGGTGCAGCACTAGGCGGTAGTAGTGGAGGATTTTCACCTGATAATATATCTGGCTCTGATTTTTATGCACCGGGTGATGCTAGAATACCAAAAGGTGGTGCAGTATACACCAGAGCTGGTAAGTTAAGACGTAGAAAACGTAAGCAGAAAAATAAATCTAAAAAATAATGGATTTAGGTCACTGGAATACTAGTCTTATAATTGAAGAAGGTAATATACCTTACGGGTTTTTATATAAAATAACCTGTATACCCACAGGAAAAAAGTATATTGGTAAAAAACAGTGTAAATCTATACTTAAAAGGCGTCCACTTAAAGGAAAGAAGAATAAAAGACACGAGGTAATAGAGACTGACTGGAAGACTTATACATCTTCTTCAAGAGAGCTTAACGAAGATATCTTAAAGTATGGTAAAGATAGCTTTAGTTTTGAGATTATTGAGATTTGCGACTCAAAATTTGCACTAGCATATAGAGAGGCTAAAATTCAATTTGAAGAGGAGGTACTATTACGAGATGACTATTATAACGGAATCATTAATCTCCGAGTGTCAAAGCCAAAGAACTATAAACCTTAATAGCTCTATTAATAAGGCTATACACAATTCAAGAAAAAAAGCAATAGAATACAATATTGACTACGACTTGAACAATATTGATATAAAAAAAATTATTATTAATAATATAATTTTAGAGGTTTGTAATCTTAAAAAGGAGTGTAAAATACTAACTCCGTTATTTTTTATAGATAAGAAGGATTATAATAATGAGCAGCTTGATATAATATGTGAAGTTCTTAAAAAAATGGAAGTATTTAAAGCAGAAAAGAGTCATAATTTTTTTAAATCTTTTTTAAAATATATAAAAAAGTACGAGCTAACCTATCTGACAACTGTTTACTTTAAGCAAGCTCCTAATAAATTAGCGCTTTTTAGATAAATATGTTTATGAGCAAATTTTTAAATATTGTAGAGGATAATACGCCCGAGAGTGATATTGATATCAAAACAGCAGCAAAAAGACACCTTCAGCGTATGTTAATGGACTGTGATATTAAAGTAAAAGCTCCCACCTTTAAGGATATATTATATGTTGAACTCACTGATGGTCGCGTGGTTGAGCTTGAAGTAAAGAAAGTTGTAAACAAAAGTTCAGAAGAAGAAGCAGAAGATCCTGGTAACGCTATATCAGCTATGACAGCTATAGCAAATATACCTGATCAAGGGTTTGGTAAACAACTAACAAGCTCTTCAGCTCGTAAGATGCAGATGGCTAAGAGGAAGATGGCGGATGCAGCTTTAAAATTTGCAGACGATTTTAACAAAAAGGTACAATCAGCAGCTCAATACTAATTTGTTTATGTATAAAACAAATAAACTTTTTGCAAAATACCTTAAAGTGCTTGAAGAGCAAGCTCCTGAAGGTGACCCAGCAGCTGGGGTAGAGCCTGCGACTGCAGCGGCTTCAGCACCACCAGCTGAGCCTCAGGAGCAGGTTGGTAATATTGATGAAAATGAAAAGTATATAATAAAGATACTAACTAATGCTTTTATATTTAACCCTAACAAGTTTAAAGAAGATATACAGAAGTATAAGTATATTTTTAATAAAATAGATTCTATAGGGAAAATGGTAAACGTACCTGTATCTGAAATTATAAGAGAAATTAAAAAAATTATTGCTTTAGATAAAAGTTTAAGAATAGAGTCTAAAACTCTTAAAATAATAAATAAATATATATTTTTATTAGAGCAGCCAGCTGATGCAACTGAGCCGCAAACTGAACCTTCAACTCAAGATACAACACCAAGACAGCCTGCAGGAGGTCAAGTAGAAAATTCAGAAAATAAATTAAATTTAGCGGAGATATTTCCTCTTTACCAAGAATTAATTTTAAAAGCTCTTAGACATACTCCTTCTGAAGAAGAATTAATGATAATAAAGCCCGTTGTAAATGAGTTTGCTGATTCAGATCCAGAAAAAATAGTAGAAACTATTCAGAGTATTCTAAGTCAATCCCTAGAAGATAAAGAAGTAGAAGACAACCTAAGCAATGCCTAATTGGAATCTTGAAAAACTTATTATCACAAAATGATTAATTTCCGTCAATATTTTAACATTCTGCTTGAGGGTGGTAATGTCTTTAAGCAACACCCTACCCAGCGCATAAATTTATCAGACATTGAGCCTACAGTTAGTTTTTTATCTAATATTGTAGGTACTAATTTAATGAAGAATCTGTTAGGTAGTACAGGTAAGCGAGAGTCCTCTGGCGACTTAGATATAGCTATAAATGAAAATAAAATATCTAAAGTTCAACTCTATGATATCTTAGCTAACTGGTGTATGGAGCGAAATTTAAATCCTAAGAATTATATTGCAAGATCAGGTATAAGCGTTCATTTTAGAACTCCTATATATAATAAAGATGGAGAATATGTACAGACTGACTTCATGTTAGTGCCTGACATTAGCTTTGCAAAATTTGTACTAGCAAATGATGAGCCTTTTCCTTTGAAGGGTGCATATAGAAGTATAGTTTTATCCAACCTAGCAAAAAATCTTAATTTAAGATGGAGTGGCTTAAAGGGTATTACAGATAGACAAACAGGAAATACTATTGAAAATAAAGATACAGATAGAGTTGCTCAAATATTGTTAGGTGATTCTAATGCTCGTACAAGAAATCTTTTAAACATAAAATCCATTATATCTTTTTTGGTTAAAAAATATAAAGATATAAACATAGTAATGTCGCTTTTAGATGAAGCTAGACAAACTATTAACAGAGAGGGTATAGATATTTTTAGTAGTAGCGGTGTTATAAAAGAGAGTGCTGACAAGGAGGGTCGACGAGTAGGTGTACAGCATCTTTACTCGCTGTATAAACCAGAATCGTATTCCATGAGTTTTGAAAATTTTGTTAAACTTCTTGATGCTCTTGAAACTACCAATGGTATAATACAACCAGGTAATTCGAGTATTTCCGAAAAAGCTGACGGCCTGTCGGTCAAGTTTGGTATAACTCAAGATGATAGGTTTTTCTTACAGGGGAGTGGTGGGAGTCCTTCCACGGATGGTAACTTTAAAAATAAAATAACTTACGAACCTGTTAGGAAGGCTTTTGAAGATAATTTCAACAAAATTAAAAAGTTAGTTTATAAATCTTTATTAAGATATAAAAAGGATCTAAAGATAGACGGATTGAGAGTACAAGCTGAATGGTTATACTCACCGTTTGCTTTATCACGTGAAGATAAACCGGGGATTGTATACTTTGTAGGTACTAATTATGAGCGAGATAAATTAGGTTCATGGTCGACGTTCCCTATTATTAACATAACGGATTATAACGGTAGGGAACTAAATGCGGATTTAGTTAATGACATTACTAGAACACTAACAGATCTAACGAATAACGATGTAAAGTTTATACCTCTCAACATTGATGTATTTGAATCAATCAATCTAAGTTACGAAACAGAAAATAGCATACAGGAAATAAAAACCTTCGAGATGCAAAATCCTAATTATGAGGAGGTATTATATAACACTTCGAGGAAGCCTGAGCATCAGCGGGCTAAAAAAGCAATGAGAGGTCATTTAGTTAACATTCTCTTACCATATCAAAAAAGAATGCATACGAAGATCCTTCGCAAGTTAGGTAAACTGGCTGGTAAGCTAGGTGACTACGAAGGTATTGTAATAAAAATACAGCAACCTAATAATGAACCGTTTACATTTAAAGTTATATCTCCAACTTTTCATAAAAATAAGGGTCGTATATGATAAACTTTAAATTATTTTTCGAGCAAAATAAAGAATCGGTAGCTATCTTTCCGGGAGGATTTAAGCCCCCTACAAAAGGTCACTTTGAAGCGTTGAACGAGTTATTAAAAAATGCTGATAGAGGTGTTGTTTTTATAGGTAAAAGTCCACGTGATGGTATAGATCAAGATATGGCATATCAAATATGGACCATTTATGCACCGTATTTATCTAAGCCTATAGAGATTTACAAGAGCCCTGCTACACCTCTAAATTCTACTTACGACTATGCTTTAGATAATCCTAGCTTAAATATTATTGTAGGAGCTGGTCCGGAAGATAGTGCTAGATATAATTCCTTTCGAAAAAATCCTGAAAAATATCCTAACGTTCAAATAATAGATATACCATTAAGCGGTGAAGGGGTACGTGGTACACAAACTAGAGAAATGATTATGAGTAAAGATCCCTCTTCTTTAGATTTCTTTGTACCTGAAATAATTAATCAGACAGATAAAGAAAGAATTAAGAAGATACTAGGTATAGCATAAATAATAATATGTCTACTAGAAAAGATTTTAAAATGCTAGAAGAAGCTTATAGTGATGTAGGCGGTATGTCACTTACACCCTCTAACATGTTAGGAGGTAAGCCTGTAATGATAACAATGGATATGCCAGGTGCAGAAGTAGACCATGAAAGTCATAAATCTCATGAAGAGGAACACATGGAGCACGAGGGTGAAAATGATCCTAGTGAGATTGAAATGGCATCAGCAGAGCTTCATAAGCTTGCAGAGTACGCACCAAAATTAAAAGAAATGGTAAGTCAAATGCAGGGCCTTGAGGGTTGGATTGCGTCAAAAATTACTAAGGCTTCAGACTATATATCATCCGTCTATCACTGGTTGGAGTATCAACAACACGAGGGTAGCGAAACCGGTAGTTGTAATCATGAAGAAGGAGACATGTATAATACAGGTCATGAAGATACAGGTTGTTCTTATGCTAGAGAAGGTTGTACTTGTGGAGGTTGCTCAGATTGTAACTAATGAAAAGCTTTAAGAAATTCTTCGAGGCTACAGTTATAGGTCTAATTGAAAAAATAGAACTAGCTGGAATCGGTTCTCTTGAAGCAAAAATTGACTCAGGTAACGGCGCTTATAATGTATTGCATGGTGAGAATATTACTAAACAAGGCAATAAGGTTACCTTTACAACCATAGATGGTAAAAGAATTATAAAAGACGTTCACGATACAATTAATATTAATGTAGGTGCCGGTCATGTCGAAGAAAGACCAGTTGTTACATTTAGAATGAAATTTGCAGGTACAGAGTTTGATAATATACCTTTTAGTATTGGTAACAGGTCGCAGAACGAATATAAAGTTCTTATTGGTAAGGACTTTATTAAGCAGCTTGACGCTTTGATTGATGTAAACTCGAATCATATAGCTGGTGATCAGATTGAAGTTGATTATACCAATTAGGCGATTCTCTTTTAGTCCAGGTTGCAAAGTCTTTATCGTAAATTATATAAGCTCTATACTTATCGATAGTACTAAGTGATTCAAAATTAGGTATAACTTTTCTACAAACACAATCCTCACTAATAGCTACAGCAAAAGGAGTAAGTGAATTTTTTTCTATAAAAGTATTATGAATATTTTTACTACACCAAACGATAAATTCTTTTGTAAAGTGTTCGTTTGAAGCGGGCCATCTATACATTCTTTCAGTAAATTGCTCTAATGTGTGATTTACTAGCCAAAGGAAATTTTCTTTTGATTCGCGAGCCCATATAGAACACTGATGTCTAGAGTAACCTTTCCCTGATCTTCGCGATTTACCTGATTTTGTTTTCGGTGTTGATGGATGGTTTAATATCTCTTGAGGAAATGCATGCGCTAGCATAATAGCTCCTTCAATCTGCATTTTGGATCTTACATGCTTATCACAAAGATCCCGTGCTGCTAACACGGGATCTTCATCAGTTACAAAAATATTCATACAGTTAGTATGATAAAGTTCCTATTTAGAAGCCATATCAATAAATTTATAAAACTCGGTTCGAGTTTTTTCATCATCCATAAAGTCCCCTGTTAGTTTAGATGTGATCATAAAGCAACCTTCATGCTTTACTCCTCTATGACAAGCGCAGGTATGCTGAGCTTTTACAACTACTGCGACTCCTCTATTCTTCTCACAAACCTTATCAATTGCCTCAGCAATCTGCTTTGTTAGACCTTCTTGTATCTGAGGACGCCGAGCGTAAAACTCTACAATACGATTGAGTTTACTTAATCCGATTACTTTACCATCAAGAGAAGGTATATACGCTACATGCGCTACTCCAGTAAATGCTAGATGGTGGTGAGAACAAAGAGACTTAACAGGAATATTACATTGAGCAATGACCCCATCATATCCATCAGTTGGAAACGCTGTAACAGACGGTGGTTCATTATAGCATCCCGATGCAATGTCATTAACAAAAGCCTTAGCTACTCGCATAGGAGTATTAGAGGAATTAGGATCGTTTCTCCAATCAAAGCCAAGTGCATCTAGATATTTTTCATAAGCCTTAGCAGCTCTCTTAATAATAGTCTGCTTTTCTCTATCTGATCGCGGAGCATTACCATTAGCATTAGGAAGCTTAACCTCTTCTCCTGTTACATCATGTTCATCTAAATCATCCATAAGAGAATTATATTATAAGGATAATGGTAAATCAACCATAAATATATGATATGAGTAAGCTAACTCAAAAAGAGATGCTAAAAGAAGGATTCTTAGATGCAGTACGTGCTTCAGCTAGGACGCTTGGTAGAGGAGCTGTTAAAGCAGTAGGCGGTTCAGTGGGAGCAGCGCTTGGTGCTACTAAAAACATTGTAAGAGATTTAGCAAAAGCAGATGTTAATGCTAATCCTTTTTCAAGCATAGCGTCAGGTGCCGTACAAGGCGCTAAAACTGGTGCTTCTATTGCAAATAAAGCTCGTGAAGCTTTTATGGGTAAGGAAGAGGCTGCATTAAGAAAAGAGCTTGAATCAAAATATAGAGATATCTTTCAAACTATATCTTTAAAAATTGGAAGAGGTCAGCCAGACCCTAGCAACATGAATATTACAATAGTTCCTTTTACAGCTAGAAAGCTAGGTGACCCTACTATTTTAACTCCATCTTCTAATAATACCACAGGTAGTTCGGGTGGAGTAAATAATACACCCTACCCTACAACCGGTATGAGTGGTAGGTTTATGTCACCCCTTACACAATTTACAACAAATGCAAAAAACTCTAAGGAAGGATCTTTTTTTGGCTACGTTAAAAAAACCGGTAATAAAGAAACTCCATATGAAATAACAGTCCGTGACGGTGAAGGTCAGTTTATACGGCCTAGTACTACAGAAAAAGAAATTCAACCTAAGTTAGATATATTACTACAGAAGATACCCCAATTTAAACCAAATAACTCTACAGCTAAACAGTGGTCAGTAGCTTTGTTAAGAGCTTTTAATAAAGGAAATAATCAAACCTACCGTGATATAATCGATGCAGCTGTACCAGCTGCAGTGGGAAATGATACTTATGTACTAACACCTACCGACATTGCAGCATTGAAGAAATCTCTCAAAGATGATCATATGTTAATATCAGAAAAAAATACACAGACAGAGTTACTTTTACAGTTGAAAAATCTAAATGACTCATATAATAAAACATATGAGTTATCAAAGCACTAAAATTATTGAACTAGGTTCATGTGCGTTTAGACAATGGCGTGCTACCCATTCACACTGCAGATTCTTGCATGGATATCAACTTAAAGCTAAGCTTTGGTTTGGTTGTTCGTCTCTTGACGATAAAAACTGGTGTGTAGATTTTGGTGGCTTGAAAGAGCTTAAAGCTAAATTACAGCATGTATTTGATCATACAACTACCGTCGCGGCCGATGATCCAGAACTAGCAACATTCGAAGAACTAGATCGTAAAGGTATTATTCAGCTCCGCGTTCTAGAAAAAGGTGCTGGAATTGAAAGAGTTGCAGAGGTTGTTCATAGCATTGCAAATAACTATATTAAATCTCTTACTAATGGTAGATGCTGGGTTGATAAAGTTGAGGTATTCGAGCATGAAGAAAACTCAGCCGTATATGATGAAAACAGTATATCATTAGCTGCTGTTCCATTAGCCACAGAAGATAAACAGATTGACGCATCAGTAGAAGTACGACCAACAGCAGATCCAGTACATACACAGCAGAGCTATACTCATACTAACGGAGCGAGAGTTGGGTCTCATGTATCTCAAGGTATGGGCAATCCGTTTGCTGGTACTAGCTGGGGCTGATTAATGTTTTGCCTCTAAAACATCAACAATAAATCGTAAAATTTTACTTCTTACGATTTCTGTTTCGCCAAATTTAAATGCGTAGATTTCATTATCTACGCATTTTTCATTGTTAAAGCGTTTAAATATCTCTTCGTATCCCGAAGCTTTACCAATGTCAGATTGCTTTAAATCTCCACAAACAATATATTTTGTATTTTTACCAAAGCGGGTTAATATTGTAACAAGCTCACCCTTGGTTAAGTTCTGTGCTTCAT